ATTTAGTTCTATCTTATTATTAGGACCATAACTAAACATATTAGAAAATTCTAGTGCTTTTAATACTGTACTAGTCATTATTGTCTTATCCTTAAAAACGTGTTTTGTACGCTTTTTAGCGTATATTCCGGCCAAGTTATAAACGATTGGCCTTTATGTGGTTGTAACTCTTCTATCTTTTTTATAATAATATAAGAGTATTTATTAGCAAATTCCCAACCTGTTTGTTTTACGCGCTCTTCTAACTGTGGATAGCATCTATAGATAAAATCATTATTCTTATCACCAGGCTGCGATGTATCAATATTTTTAGCATAGTGACAAAAGATAGGCTCTAAGGATGTAAAGGTAAAGAACTTTTTATTATCATTGATGGCGTATTTAACTAAGTTGGGTGAATCTTCCCACCACCCAAGACCGATAGCTCTATTATAATCTGGATTATGCCCAGAAAATACTAGTATTTCATCTGTTACGTAGTTAAACAGATAAGTAAGAGCCATCTGTGAGTATGAGTGCGTAAACTGTCCTAGCTTCATAGCTTTTGGGACAGTAACTTCTGCTAACTCGTCTAGTGAGAGTTCTACAATCCTATGCGGTATATGTCTATCTTTACAGAACTTAACTGCATACATTATATCATAATCGTTAATACCGCCTAGCAGTCTTAAAGATATAGCAGTGAATGGAATGCCGAGTTGATAAAAAGTCTCAGCAGTAATCTCAGAGTCTATACCTCCAGATAGCGCAAGCACATACTTATCAGTAGGAAAGGTATCGGCAAACTGTTTAGCTAGACTTGTTAAATCAGTTTTAATTGACTCTCCGTGGTTTCTATACGGAGAGCCTAATGCTTGTACAAATAAACTAGGAAACTGATTGATTAAACAATAGTTGTCAGGACGCATAAAGCTATTATTTTGTGTATATTCCCAGTAAACTTTATTAATCTCTAGTTTATTGTACATTTAGCTGCTTATATTCGGAAAGTACTTCTTCAGCATTAGTTATCTGAATATGCTTAAGATATAGTTCTAGCTCTTCGTAAATTGTTAAGTTCTTTAAGTCTAGAGTGCTATCAGACGCAACTTTTTCAACCATCTTTTTATCTAGTAGCTCACTCTTCTCAATCTTTGCAAGTTGATCTATTGAACCTGTTACTTCATACATAACGTGATGATAACTATCAGCTCGCATTTCTTCTCCGACAGTAATTGTTCGGCGCAATAGCTTAGGAAGCTTTAAATCAACAAACTCGCGTGAATAATTACTAGAATCAATTAAAGTAAATATGTCTACTCCGTATTGTCTAGAATCATCACGATCAAATGTAGTATTTAATGGAGATCCAGGATAATAAGCATTAGTATCTTTATACCTGTGGTTAAAATGCAAATCACCTAAAAGAATAAGCTTCCAAGGAGTTAGCTTATCAAAATCATATTCTGGGGTAATATGCGGAGGAACCTCTCCACGAATATGTGTAACTAGTATGTCGCCAGGTACATGCTCAGGAAGAGTACCATAGGGAAAAGCACAGAAACCAACTCCCGCAATCTCAATTCTACCGTTTTCGGTGAATATATGGACTAGTTCGTTTTTAACTGTGTTTTCTAATAAAAAGTGTTCCCAGAATGACGCACCTTTTCGCGTAGCTTCATGGTTGCCGGGAATAATAATAGTAGGGATGCTAACTGAGTTTAGATAGGAAAGTAGTAAACATACTTCATCAGATTCAGGTTTTTTATCGAATAGATCACCCGCGATAACGTGGACGTCACAGCTATTTTCTAGCTCGTGTAAACGCTCAAACATCGTCTGAAAACGCGATGTTTGCCAGTCGTATGGTACTTTTTTCTTATGTAAATTGATATGCCAGTCAGCTGAACTTAATATTTTAATCATTGTATTGGACTCTTTTCAAAATATATGCTAAATATAAAGCACAGAGCTTAAAAGCAAAAAAAAGCTAGTGAACAGCTATGGAACAACGCTCGCACAACTATTCACCAGCGCTAAAAACGTAGTTTTTTAGGTAGGTAACGCAGCCACGGAGTGGCAACGCTGATTATTGTTTAGTGGGCATATTTTGCTTATTAAAATCGTAGGAACGTAGTTCCGTAGCTTAGCCACGTCCTATGATTTTTGATACATCACCCTCAAAAGTATAGCTTCCAACATGATTAAGTTTAGTGTTTGGATCTAACCAAATCTCTCCACCTAGTTTTTGCCATCTACGACAGAAGGTATAATCTTCTGATAAATACCTATTATCATCTGGATCAAGAATAGTATCAAATAATGCATAACAGTATTTGTTATACTTTGGATCAATATTAGAATCGTTACGATAATGAAGCTCAGGATGTGCTTCTATCATTTTTTCTACAGCCTCTCGTTTAACTAAGAAAAAGCCTGTAGAAGCATCTAATACTTCAATAGCACCATTCTCTACTCTAACTTGTTTCCTATCTGCATCCGTAAATTTAAAATTAATTGCATACTGAATAGGAAGAGCTTTTTTAGGATATGCCGCTGCCATAATTGGCTTATCATAAGCTAGTGCTCTTATCACATCTTGTGGTTGAAACTCAATATCAGAATCAATAAACATAAGATGTGTACAGTCACTATCTAAGAACATTGCTGTTAGAATATTTCTTGCTCTAGTAATTAGACTCTCGTTGCGAAGAGTTGTAATTCTAAAGTTAATTCCATGCTGCATAAATGCTTGTGATAGCCTAAACATACTCAGAAAATACTGATCTGTTAGCATACCTCCATAGCAAGGAGTAGCAAAGAATACGTTATACTGACGTAAAATATTCATATCAATGGTTGCTTGATTTCCATTAATAGAAGTAAAAGCTCCAAAAGCTTTTTTGGGTTCTGGAGCTTCACTGGCTTTAACAGATGTTTTGATATCTGTTAATGATTTTTTCATGCGAGGTCATCCACATCTTCTGCTGGTTTAAATTCGTCAGATACATCACCTGCGAACAGACTAGTATTTTGCAGAAGCCATTCTTTTTGCTCATCATAGCTAGGACGCTTATAAATCTTACTAAGATCGAAGAGTTCTAGTTCCTTTTCCTCAGATTTAAGAGGAGAGTTGTTACGCGCTGGAATAACTGTATATTTTACGTTTTGTGGAAGAGGTCCTGTTTTCTCTTTTTTGATAGTAAAATCATAACCATTTGCAGCATCTGCCGGGTTTCCATAATCTGGATTACTAGCATAGTCAACAATCTGTGAATAGATAGTTGAACGCAGATCTAACAGTTTGATTTTACCATCTGACCTATCAATAACATTACAGACATAAGAAAACTGTGGTTTCTCACTGTAAATATCAGGATCAATCTCTTTAAAAGGATCTTTTGCGTTGTTATTGAAAGACTCTGTTTCTCTATCGAATTGAAGACATTCGATAGGCATTTTCTTACCTTCTTTAGTCACTACCCAGTAGCAGTAACGTGGCATTACGTCGCCGATTAGTCTAAGTCTAGTGTCTCCCATACCGAGAGTGATTCGCTCAATCTCTCTACGCTGTCCACTATTTCCTGATGATTGTTTGCCTTTTGCTTTGTCCCAAGCTACCATGTCTTTCTCCTTTGTTGAACGTTGGTTCTTAGTCGTAGGATTTCCTCGATACCGAGGATTCTAAAGGAAAATAGATATAATCAGCATCTACTTCCATTAATATATTAGTCTCCACTTTATTAAAAAATTGTCTAGGTATATAGTTACTATTATCTGTTATTCGGCGCATAGATAATGCTTTGAGGTAATTAACTTTTTGCCTAACAGGTATATTATATATAAAAAACTTATTATTAACAAAGTAGCTTTGCGGTTCTTTAGTCACATAATTACACTGTAATAACCCCTGTTTTTGTTCTAAAACACCAGATTGAAATAAAAACTGAGGTATGTGGTTTATGTTTAATCTATTCATTATTGTTTTACTAGAGTATTCATTATACAAAGAAGTTTGGGCATATGCCAAGATAATAATTGCAGCCATATCCCTTCTTCCATACAGAAGTAATTCGTGCCAATTAAAGTATGTAATATCCACGTTCTTTATACCACTCCAGTCTTTTTACTTGTTGTCTAGATACGATTGCTCCAGATAACCAAAAATCTACTATTAAAGGATTCTGTTTATCAGGATGTTCTCTGATAATTCTACCTACTCTTTGCTCCAGTTTTATTGGATTATTACTAGGACATGTTAGATATAAGGTATCAAGTCTGTGACAGCTAATACCTTCATCAAATAGTTTTGTAGATAGTACTGCTTTATATTTTCCACCTACGTTTTGAAGAACATCTTCCCTGACAGAATCATCAGACTCACCAATTAAACATACACTTTCTGGTATCATTTTTTGTAAGTCTTTAAGCATTTGTACTCTTTCTCCGAGTATTAGAGGGCATCTACCTATTTTAATATCTCTTATTACATTTTCTGATATAAACTTTAGATAGTCTTGATTAGACGCTATTTTATTTATTTGTCTAGACCAATCTCTTTTAGGATCAACTACGTTAAATTTAAAATCAGTTTTTATTATCTTAACAGAAGGATCTACTAATTGACGTGGATCTTTAGCTTGAACAAAAAACGGAGAAAAATAATCTGCAAGGAATACGTGTTTACCATCTTTTCTCTTAGGAGTAGCACTAATTCCTATTTTAATTTTTGCATTTAAACCGTTTAAAGCAGTAGAAAACATTTCTGCGGGACATAAGTGTGCTTCGTCTACTAATACTGCGGAAAAACTATCTTTTATTTTATCTAAATTATTATATACACTTTTATATATACCTACCGTAATATCTTGAATATCTAATAAGCCATCTCCTATTTTACCTATAATGATCCCTGGTAGCTGGCGCTCTAGCTCTTCTATCCATTGTCTAAATAATAGTTTAGTATGCACTAGTATTAAGGTTGTAGTATTATTTCTAGCTATTAATTCGCAACCTGTAAAAGTTTTTCCCCAACCACACGGTGCCTGTAACATACCACTTCTAGCACGTCCCCTACTAAAAAACTTATCTACAGCTTCTTGTTGCTCCCAGCGAAGAGTCCCAGAGAACTGTAAAGAGTAGTCTAAAGACTTAAAGTTTCTATTATCTAAGACACTATCCCATTCAAGCTTATGGTATCCATTAGAAGGTACTGTAATAAAGTCTTCGTATTCTTCTGCTGTAGACAGAAACTCATCACCATTATTATAAGTAAATAATGATAATAATAAGTCTTTATCTTCTATATCGCTTTTATTTATGTATATCTTATCCGAGATAGTTATTTCTTTTACTTTTGCTTTGGTCATAAAAGCATTCTCTCTTTTATAGGAGTACTATCATAAGTAAATTCTTTTACTAACCAATCAGTATTTATCTTAATCAATACTACGTATAAATTTATTATAGAGGTTATATCCTCTTTAGTATCTATTTTAAATGGGTAAGAGATTTTTTCCACCCACATGTAATTATTAATTATTCTTACAACTTTAACTTTTTTTATTTCGTATTCTTTTTTACTACTTAAGTCATGTGGAATAGCTTTACTATCTATTCCCCACTTAACATCACTAATTATTAAATCTTGTAGATTTTTACACGTAAAATCAAAAATAACCCTAGTTTTTAATTGTAACAATCTATTAAAGTAGTCGCCTGATATGCTTTTATCGTCTACAGTTTCTAAGTGACTAGCATAGTTTCTTCTTATAGAGATCTTATTTTTTGAATATAAGATCTCTATAGGTTTTTCTTTTAGTACAAAAATAGGATATGTTATACCACTAAACTTGTCTGACATTATTTTACGTCGCTAAGTTCACCCCAGCTTGGACCAACTTCGAAATCTACTTTAATAGGACACCCAGGAATAGAGAGACCTCTATCTTTTTGAATGCAGGCACGGGCGTTTTGAATATACGTATCTACGAGCTCTTCTTTTACCTCAGATACGATAGAGTCATGCACAACAGTAAAAGGCTTGATATCGTTTTCATATCCGTTATCTTCAATCCATCGGATTAAATCAATAAGACCTAATATATTAATATCAGATGCGACTGATTGCACTAAGAAGTTAACACCCGAACGAATTGCGTGCTTAGCTACACCTTGATTAGGTGACTTAGCTTCTGGCAAACGACGCTTACGACCAAAAAATGCGTAAATAAACGCATAATTTTCAATTTGCTGGTTAGAAGCATCAATGAACTTCTTTAGAGATCGAGCCTCATTAAAGTACTTCTGAATAAATTGTTTAGCTTGTGCAACAGAAATCTCTTCCCCAGCTTTAGCATCTTTATTCACAGTTTCTGCAATTTTTGCGGGACCAGCCTGATACATGATACCAAAAGTAATAGCTTTGGCGTATTGACGCTCATTCTTATACAGCTCTTTTACTTCTTCAACAGCACATGGTAAATTAAACATTTGTTTAGCCACATAAGAGTGGAAGTCAAGTTTATCAATAAACGCTTGTTGTAAGAATTTATCACCGCTAAGAACGGCTGCATAATAAACTTCCGCAGTACCTAAGTCACACTGAACAATCTTATATCCAGGACGTGCTTTAAACAACTTTTTGATATCTTTATTATCGCGCGGAATATTTTGGTAGTTTAAATTACCGCTGGAGCTAAGGCGTCCAGAAGTAGTACCGTGAATATTAAAACCACTGCGTAGTCGATCATCGTAGTCGATGCCATTACGAATATTATTAATATAAGTACCAGCCATTTTTGTCTTCTCACGAAGATCTAGCACAGCTTCTGCTAATGGGTGCCCCATATCTTTTAGTACTTCTTTGTCCACAGAAGAAGCTCCTGTAGCTGTTTTCTTAGAAAGTTTGATATTTAGAATATTACCAAATAACTCTCTAAGCTGTGCAGTAGAGTTAGGATTAAAAGTTTTTCCGTGAATACGCTCAAAGCGTTTTACTGCTTCGTGTTTGCTAATTTCCTCTAAGCATTCTTCTACATCAATAGCATACTGTTCAGCAAGCCATTCTACCTGCTCTTTATCAACAGGACCTCCATTACGCTCAAGTTTTTTGAGCGCTTTAGTAGCTGGTATTAATATATTATTATATAGCTTACTAAAC